GCCACGGCCGCCCAGGTCCACCAGGGGCAGCCTGCTGCGGCAGAGTCGCCGCGGTCTTGGCCACGCCGAAAGTCCCAGCCTTTTCCCGAACTTGTCCGGCCCCGCGCGCAACCACGCCTGAGACGTCTTTTCCCGCTTTTTCCGGAAAAACGCATTTGCATTCTCATCCTCATCATAAATTGCAAATGGGGGTAAGGTATGGCAAGATGGTTATCATCATCATGGTGGTAGAGGAGGAGAAAAGCGGCGGCATGAAGGTACGATGCAATCAATGTGGGTATGAGTGGCAACCGCGGGTGAAGGGGCGGGAGCCAGTGGTATGCACGCGGTGCAAGCGGTATGACTGGCGTGAGGGGAAGAAGGGGAGGAAGAAGGTAGTGCAGGCGAAATAGTTTGTGCTATTCTTGTGGCAAATGGCAGAAGAACTGTGGACAGGGCAACGGATGAAGGCGCTGCGGAAGCAGGCGAGGCTGACGCAGAAGGCGACGATGGAGCTATCGGGGATACATTACAACACGATACTGAATCTGGAGAAGGGGAGGCGGAAGCCGCAGAGGGGGACGCTGCATCGTCTTTTGAATCTGTATGTTTCGCAGATACGGTATTGGCGGAAACTGGATGAGGAACTGAGGGGAAGTCATGGCGAAAGAAAGGTCCATAGCCAAGAGGCTGAGCGGGGAAGAGGCGTTGGACTCGATGATGCATCGGGTATACGAACGGCTGCGGCAGCACGGGCATTTTCACAGTCACAAGGCGTATCAGGGGTATCGGGCGCGGGTCACGGTGGAATTCATACCGGCCATGTCGTTCTCTCCGCCGCTGAGCGACAGTTGCGTCATCGATGAGATGGAAGCCGATGCGGAGCCGGGTGTGCCGATGCGGGAGGTGGTGGAGTTACCGCCTGAGCCGCCGAACAAGATACGCGAGGCATGCGGCATGGACTTACCTGTGCAGGTGGAAGAGAACGGCGTTTTGGTCGAGCGGTGGGTCAAGCCAGCCAAATATAAGGGCAAGGTTCGTTCGAAGCCCAAGGCTTCCGAACGGAGTGCGCCGCTGGTTCCGGCCAACAATCCGGTGAGTGAGATAGCCGAAGAGTATGGCGTGCAGCGGAGAGCAACGTAAGGGCCATGGAAAAGAGAAAACGGGGGCGTCCTCCTAAGAAGAAGGAAAACTTTGAGCCCGAGGTGGTGTTGCCGAAGCGGCCGCGGGGGCGTCCTGCGACCGGCAGGCAAAAGCGCGACCAGACCCGTGTGGCGATGCGCGGCAAGGCGCTCGATAATCTGCAGGCTCTGTGGCGGATAGACCATGAGGGGGAAACCTGGTGTCCGGACGGGGAGCCTGTGATTACGCCGATGCTCGAGGCGGTTGAGGGCGGCATCGAGCATTGCATCCGGGCGTTGCGCTCGTATGAGGAAGAGGATGCCAAGCGCTTTCTTTTCTTCTGGGACCAGTTTACGGAGAATTGGCGCAAGCACCTGAAAATCGAAGAGATCGCCTATGCCAGCGGAATCGGCTCGCTGCGGCTGGCCGAGGTGATACAGACGGCGCTGTATCTTTATGGCAACATGCAGACGCAGATGATGCTGGCCGCAGGCCTTCCGGCCATTGTGGCGCAGTCGCTCAAGCAGGCCAAGAGAAGCAAGGGATTTGTGGACCGGGAATGGATGCTCAAGGCGGGCAAGATTCTGCCTATCCCCAAAGGCGCGCAGACGGCCATTCAGATTAATGCAGGGCAGATGGCCGAGGTGACCGAGGTGGAAGCGTCGCGGCAGGAATGGAAGTATCCGGAAGACCGCCTGAAAGAGATTGTGTCGGTGCTCAACCCAAAGCAGCTGCAGTCCAATCATGCTTCGGGTGAGATGATTCATCTGAACCCCAACCGTCCCACCGTGTTTGAGCGTTGAAGGAGCAGGATGTTTTCCAAACGTCTGGCGACGGCCCAGTTGGAAGCTCTTTCTGAGCATTGTGCCCAAAAAGGCGAAGTATGGATTCCCGAATACCATAACCTTGCGCAGATTGATGCCTTCAATGCCCACTTCCGGGAACTGGCGGAAAAGGCCGAACGTAGGGGAAGAAACGTCGAAGAATTTCTTGGGCCTGAAGAACTGAAGTGGATTGCCAACGAATACCGCATCTGCGCCTGCGATGACCGCTATTGGATGGAATCCTATGCCTATATCAACATGGATGGCATCGTGCAGCGTTTTTCTCCGCGCGCCTCGCAGTCGATGTTGATTGATATGTGGGCGGAGCGGGAAGAGTCCGAATCGGCCATTGAGCAGCAAATCCTCAAAGCCCGCCAGCAGGGCATCAGCACATTGGTGGAGCTGGTTATCGCCAAAAAGGTTAACTTCGGCATCGGCGTCAAGGCGGCGGTGGCCTCCTATGACCAGGATGCCTGCGAGCGCATGGGCGGCATGATGGAGCTGGCCTTCAATGAGATGCCGCCGTGGATGAAGGCGCAGCCCACCTACGACCGTGCCGGCTCGCTCAAGGCCTTTGGCGGCCTCAATACCCGATTGACGCTTTATAGCGGCAAGAAGGCCTCCGGAATCGCCCGCGGCGACACCCCCAACCTGATTCATATTTCAGAGGTGTCCATCTTTCCGGATGCCTCAAACGTGATTGAAAAGTCGCTCTTTCAGGCCGTCCACCCGTCGAAGAATACTTTCATGATTCTTGAGTCTACGGGCAATGGGAATACCGACTGGTGGGCGCGGACCTGGTATTCGAGCCGGGATTACTGGGCCAGCGGCGGCGCGCGCCTGCAACCTGTGTTTTTCCCGTGGTATGTGGCCTCCGACATCTTTCCTACGCCCACATGGCGGCAGGACCATCCAGTGCCGCGGGACTGGGCCATGCTGCCAGAAACCCGCACCATGATGGCCCGGGCCGCCGCCTTCGTCCACCAGACCCCGCTGCTGCGCAAGTACATGGGCGATGACTGGAGGATGCCCGACTGGCAGGCCTATTACTGGGAGCAGCAGCTGCTGGAGGCGCGGCGCAAGGGCGAAGAAAATTCGTGGTACCAAGAAATGCCCATGGACGACGTAGAGGCCCTACGCCCGAAGAAGGACCTGGTCTTTAACATGCTGGAGATTACCCGGCAGGAAGAGGAGCGGGATGCGTATAGCTGCTGGTCGATTATCGGCGAGCAGATTCAGGAGCGCTATCATCCGGATGCGGCGGACATTGATTATGAAAAGGAGCGCTTCCGGGTTAGCTTTGATGGGTACGTCAGTGACCTGAGGGGAAAGGTGGGCAAAACCTTCTGGTGGGAGTTTATTCCGCTGAAGCAGCCTGTGGAAGCGGGGATTGATTTATTTGATGCCGAGCGTAAGTGCTTGATTTTCCGCTGGCCAGAGCCGGGATATACCTATAGCATCGGGGTGGACAATTCAGGCGGCGTGGGCCGGGATGGAACCTACATTTCGGTCAATGGCAAGGCGCTCTATGCCATCGAGCCGGACTTTCAGGCGGCCGCCTTCTGGACCAATCGCGTGGACCCCTCGCTGATTCATCCCTACATCATGGCTTTGGCCGCGCTCTACAGTTCCGAGATGCAGCCCGGAAACCATCCTGTGGTTGGCATTGAGCAGGTGTATGGACTGGGCGATACCCCGCAGATTCAGATGCTGGCTATGGGCTATCCCAGACGATGCTTTTATCATTTCTCCCGCCTTGACGGAAAGAACCCGGATGCGGACAAAAAGCGCTCTCGCCGGCTGGGATGGTTTACTTCGGGTTCCTGGTCGCGGAACTTCCTGCTGTCGAGCTATAAGACGGCGGTGGAAAACCACTGGCGCAAGGTCAATGACCCGTTCCTGCTCAAGCATGAGATTCCTGCCTTTCAGGTGGATAAGACCGAGACAGGACGCACCCGCTGGGAGCATCAGGACGGCAAGCGCGATGACCGCATCTTTGGCGATGCCATTTCTTATATCATCCTGAACGATACCGAATCGCTGAGCCGCCGGGCGCAGACAAAATTTGAAGGCGAGGTGGACGAGTTCGAGATAGACTACAGCTATCCTGTGGGGATCAATTCCTCGATGGAGCAGATGTTTGGGTTGGAACTCTGAAGGGGGAAAGGAGATTCAGTCATGAGCCTGATTGTGCTTCCCGAGCAAAATAAAAACAAAGATGAGTGGTGCTTTGAAAACGGCAAGGAGTGCATTTGGTATGATGAAAATCCTCAGACCGGGCATGTCATCCTGACCTCTCCGATGACGCCGCGACGGCATGGATACGTCCGTCACCGCACCACCAAGCCCAAGGAAATGGACCGCGTCTTTCGCAAACTGCATGTGCAGGAGCGGGAGAAGAATGAAGACCTGATTCGGCGTATCTGGGAGCGTGGCAAGGATAAGTATGAGGCGCTTCGCTCGCGGCTTTATCAGCGGCTGGCTTCGGCCGACTGCAAGGAATGGGAGAAATCTTTTATTCGAGAGGCTTTACAGCGCATGGCCGACCGGGACTTTGAAAACCAGAAGAACACGCTTTATGGCGTATCGGCCATGGAAGAGCAAGAAGCTCCGGTTCCTGGAGGAAGGACGAAGGTGACGGTGGAGGTTTGTGGTGAGTGAAAAAGAAACCAGCTGGCAGGCCCCGGTTTGGGAGGCCCCGGACGACGTAAAGCTATCCTTTGTCAAGCGCTGCATCGAGCAGGGAATTTCCTGGTTCCATGATTCCAATCGCTCGATGAATCTCACCCGCGCCATGGACATTCTTGCCGGAAAGACCGGCGGAAAGGTCTCCACGCGCTGGGCCAACTTCACGACCGGAGACCTCAAGCGCGGCGTTCTGGAAATCATCGAAGCGCTTTCCGACATCCGGCCGTACTGGGGATATTCGACAGAAAATAAAGCCTTTCTCTCCGAATGCAACATGATGTCGAAGGTGGCTAAGGCGATTTACATGGAGTCGTTTGTGGACCGCGCCATCCGCGACGCCCTGCAGTATGCGGCCATCTCCGGGGCTGGCTTTATTTACCCGTATTATTCGCGTTCTCGGTTTGGCATGGGCGATGGGGAGTTTGTGTTTATGGCGCTGGGGCAGCCGGATGTGCTGCCGATTCAGCTTCCGCGCGGCCGCAACTACCAGAATGCCTACATCGTGACGCTGGTGGTTCCCATGGGCGTGGCCGAGGCGCATGCCCGCTTTCCGGAGTATCAGGCGTATCTCAAGCCCTTTGCGGAAAAGACCTATGCCCGCACCCCATCGGGCGGGGCCGAACGCGCCTATGACCAGAACCGCTGGCGCATGCACAAAATCAACAATAAGCGCGAGCAGTTTGTTGATATTTACTTTACCTACATTCTTGACCTGCGCGTGAACTACGGCATGGTGGATGAGAAGGGCAACCCGATTCTGGGGCCGGATGGCGAAACGATAGGCAAAGAGATGGAGATGGGCGAACCTGGCACGAGTTGGTACTACAAGGTGCCGTATGTGGGGCAGAGCATCACGCGCTTTGAGGATGGCCGCATGGTGACGCGCGCGGCCACGGAAGATGACTGCCGGGTGTATCCCTATCGCCGCCTGATGATATCGTGCAATGAAGCTTTGATGTACGATGGCCCGGCCTTTGACTGGCATGGCATGGTTCCGATTGTGCCGTTCTATTTGGACGAATGGGCATGGGAAGAAACCGGATTTTCTCTCTTTCAGGGAACGGCCAACACGCAGGATGCCATTGATGACCTGATGCGCTACATCTACCGCGTGGCCATGGCCCGGGCCAATCCCGGCAAGGTCTACAACATGGACATCACGACGGGTAGCCCGACGGGCAAGCTGACCTCGCGGCAGGCCGAAGCGCTCGACCCGTTCGACCCTGGAATTGGCTGGGGCGTGGATGGAGACATCAAGGAGCCTGTGCTACGGCCGCCCTTCCCGGAATGGTGCTACAACATCCCGGAATGGGTGATGAAGATTGTGGAATTTCTTCAGGTAAGCATCCAGCGCCAGTTAGGGCACGACCAGATAAAGTCACTTGAAAAAATCCGGGCCAACATCTCCGACCCGGAGAAGCTGCTCGATGCCGAAGGCCCGACGGTGATGGGCACATCGCGCTCGATGGAGCGCGGATTCCGTGATTTGGCTGAGATGCTGAAGTATCTCATCATCCAGTACATGACCACGCCCCGCCTGATGCAATATGTTGGCGCAGACGGCATTTCTCCGGAAGTCTTTGATTATGCTCCGGATATGGTGATTCCCTCGCATCTTCCGGGAGAAGTGACGGTAGATGCCTTTGGCAACCCGCTGCCCTCTTCGGTGCCGCTCTATGAGCGGGCGAAGCATTTTGCCAAAAATCTCCGTACCTTCACCACCCCGCACTCCATGCATTATATTGCACAGGCGCAGCGCAAGCTGAACCTGCTGGCCTTGCTGGGCAAGGGTGTTCCGATTGACCCATCGACGATAGCCACAGAGTTTGATTTGCCCAACTGGGGCACCATTGAAGGCTCGACCATCAAGGAAAAGGTCTTCAACTACATGAAAGACCAGTTGATTCAGGAGGCAGAGATTCTGAAGCTGAAGGCTTCCCTTGGACTGGTTCCGCCTCCGGGAGAGGCAGGGGAAGGCAACAAGAAGCCGGGGCCAAAGCCGGGACAGCCGGGAGCGGGACGGCCGGCGCACAATCCAAGTCAGGGCAAGATTAAGCAAAAGGGAGCGGCCAGCGGCGGCCGCGCGGTCGTCGCAACCACAAAGTGAGAAAGGAAGAAGGCATTGAAGACTCAGACGAAAATCACGCTGCATCGCAAAACCCTCTTTTTTCCGGAGCAGAAGCTGAAGGATGATGGTACCTCGCTGTTGATGGAGGCGCTGGCACTGATTCGGAAAGAGCGGCAGGTAGGGACGCTTACGGCGCAGATTGGCACTGGGGGAACCATTGCGAATCTTTCGTTCACGAAAGAGAACCGCATTCCTTCTGACTCGGAAGGCATTGTGTTTCAGCAGGCCGAAGAGGATTGACATCCTCCCCGCCCTGAAGGGCGGGGATTCCCACTTCACCGAAGCCAGCCAATGCGCACTTACATGCACACGGGACTTACAGCTTCTCCATGGGCTGACACCGCCAGTCCGGCGGCCAAAACATTGCGGGCGGCGTTTATGTCACGGTCGTGGATTGATCCACATTCCGGACATACCCACTCACGCACGCTGAGCGGCATCTTTGGCATGGTGTATCCACAATCAAAGCAACGCTTTGACGACGGATACCATCTGTCGATGCCTATCAATTCACGCCCGTACCAGCGGGCCTTGTATTCCAGTTGCCGAACGAATTCAGACCAGCCTGCATCGCTGATAGTCTTCGATAGGCAACGGTTCTTCTGCATGTTCGACACGGACAAGCTCTCAATGGCGATCACTTGGTTCTCGTTTATCAGCCTGGTTGATAGCTTGTGCAGGAAGTCCCTGCGAGCGTCCGCGATCTTCGCATGCACACGTGCAACTTTGAGCTTTGCCTTCTCTCGGCGGTTCGATCCCTTGGTCTTTTTGGCGAGCCGACGCTGTAGCTTCGCCAGCTTCTTTTCGTACCTGCGGAACGTGTTTGGTGCAGCGACCTTCTCGCCAGTAGAAAGGATGGCGAAGTGAGTAAGTCCAAGATCAACGCCAACCTTTCCATTCGAGGCGGGCTTCTTGGCGACCACATCGTCGCAAAGCAGGCTCACGAAGTACCGCCCGGCGGAGTCCTTGCTGACCGTCACGGTTGTGACCTTGGCGGCCTTCGGTATCTGGCGCGACCATCGAATGGCCAGCGGTTCGCTCATCTTCGCCAGCTTGAGCGACCTGCCATCCCACTTGAACGCGCTTGTCGTGTACTCCGCCGATTGAGGCCCATTCTTCCGCTTGAATTGCGGGTAGCCGGAGCGCTTGGCAAAGAAGTTGGCGAATGCGGATTGCAAGTGGCGAAGCGCCTGCTGGACAGGGACGCTGGACACTTCGTTGAGCCAAGCGTATTCGGGCTGCTTTTTGAGCGCCGTAAGTGCCGCAGAAGTTTCGTGGTATCCGATGCGCTCCTGCCGCTGCATCCATGCATCCGTCCGAAGACGAAGCATGTAGTTGTAAGCAAAGCGAGCGCAGCCGAACGTCTTGGCAAGAATCAATTCTTGCTCAGACGTCGGGTAGAACCTGAACTTGTACGCTCGCTTGATTTGCATTCACACACTATACTTGGTTTGTGTAAAGATAGCAAGCAAAACGGAGGATGCGAGAGGAAGGGGCACGCGAAGCGTGCCGCGCTATCCCTCCCCGGCATGAATGCCGGGGTCTCTCGCGCAGAACGATAAAACCACAACCTGCAGCACAAAATAAAATTTTCTCGCTTTCTTTGCCGAATCTCTGTTGTATTGTTTTACCTAGACAAGGATTACCGCCCCCTCCTCGCTGATGTGGTTAGCGGCTCCTCGAACATCTTCGATGAAAAAGGAGCTTATTATGGCAAAGCACTCTCGCAGGAAGCTGACCGTCATTGGCCCGCATCTGGGGCATGGGAAAAAGCATCACAAAGCGGCCAAGGGCAAAGCGAGCCGCAAGCGTAGTGAAGGAAAACGGGTATCGCGTTAAGGATTCCTCCCCATGGCCTCCGCAACCTTTCCTCCCTCCATCAACCCGCAACCGCAGGGGACGCCATCGCAAGGTGGCGTCTCTCCTTTGGGGAAGCTCGCCATGCTCTCGCAACTCATTCAGAGTCTTGCGCAACAGTTCCCACAGGCCGAGCAGGGGATTCAGATGATGATGAAAGGTTTGCAGATGGTACAGGCCAGTGCTTCGGCAGGGTCCTCGCTGCAGCAACCACCCGCTCCCCCGCGGTAATTCTGTTGGAGGAGACACGAACATGACAGAACTCGAATGGCTCAAACAGCAATCCGGACTGACCGATGACGAACTGAACGCCTACGAGGCCATCCTCGGGGATGTAAAGTTCAAGCAGATGCTTCAGAAGGTGATTGAAGCCAATCAGGCCCTGGAACAGGCCAAGACGAAAGCCGAGCAGGACTTTGAACGGTTGTCGATGCAGTATCAGTCGGAATATCTTCCGGCCTTGCGCGATGCAACGCAGCAGGCTGTAGAGGCGGAAGCCAAGCGGGCCGCAGCCGAGGCGAAGCTGTCCAAGTTCAAGGACTTCGGATTTAACTTCGACGATCCCCAGCAGGACAAGCAGCCTCCACGCGCACCGGGTTCGCCTGACCCCAATCCCGCCTCCACATCGAATTTGACCAAAGAAGACCTCAGCCGTCTTTCCGACCAGCAGGCCGCGATGGTTTTGGCGCTGCAGGACCTCAATGCAGAGCATTTCAGCCTGTTTGGCTCGCCGTTGGGCAACACGCAGGAGCTTGTAGCCGAGGTCAACCGCCAGCGCATGATGGGCAACAAGGGATTCACGCTGAAACATGCGTGGGAGCAGAAGTTCAACGTGGCGGCCAAGCGCGCAGAAATTGCTGCTGAAGCGCAGAAGAAGCATGATGAAGAGATTCGAGCGGCGGCCATCAAGGAAGAGCGAGAGCGGATGAGCGCGAATCCGCATGTGCGCCGCGGCCAGCCCAGCAAGTTTGACCGCTACAAAATTTCCGAATCGAGCCAGACCAAACCCTGGCAATCCTCTCGCAGTGCACGGGAACGCAATACGGACTGGCGCAACATGGCCTTAGCCAAGGTGCGTGAGGCGCAGGTCGCGTAAGGTTTTAAGGAGATACTTATATGCCGTTTGGACCGCTCTTTCCAGAGCTTTCAGCAACGACCCTGAATGAATTGGTGGATGGATATATCTACCAGAACTCCTACGTGGGAACCCCACTACAGCGCTATTTCCGTGCGTCTGGCGCGTATGACCCATTTGGCGGCGGCGCAGCGATGCAGGTTCCTGACCTCTATCAGGGGGTAGGGGGCGGTGCGCTGTTCCCGGGTGAGGACATCACCATCATGGACGAGCAGGTCATCACGGCCTCGCTCTTCCAGCCCAAGGCCTACGCGAAGTACAAGCTGATTAACGAGTTTGTCATTGAGGCGCAGAACAAGGGTCCGGAGGCCCGTGTGGCGCTTCTGGAAGCGTACCTCAATCAGATGATAGAAGGCATTGACTTCCAGATTGAGGGCGACATGTTCCGCCACGGCCAATCTTCGGGCAATGGCGTGAATGACAACCGGCTGGCCTCGATTAACGGATTTTCTGAGGCGATGAATGATGGGGTAACGCCGTCGTGGGATGGCAACGTCTTTCCGACCTATGGCGGCCAGACGCGCAATGGTGCGATTGGTTCGAGCCTGAACTCCACGCCAATCTGGGTGGGAGACCAGAACGGCAACCCGGCCCCGCCGAACTACCAGACGCTGCTTAAAACCTATTTGGCTCCTATCCTCAATGGCGGCGACAAGCTGGGCGTGACCTCTTATCTTGGATATTCGGCGATTACGGCTGCATTTCAGAGGCAGGAGCGTTACTTCACGCGCGAGGACAAGCACATCAATTGGGAAGGCATTAAGCTGGAAAACGCGACGATTTTCTACGATGATATTGTTCCTTCGTCCGCGCCCAAGCCGTCCATCGCCAATCTTTTCCAGTCCCCGGCAGGAACATCGCCGTCACCGGGCGCGATTCAGACAGGGCAGTTTGTGCTGACTTCGTCCATGCTGGCGAATCAGGCCATTTCGAATCTGCCGAATCTTGGGTTTACCTCGAATCCGACCAAGAGCGGCCTGAGCGGTGGACTGAACACGATTGTGGTGGGAGAGCCGTTGTTCTGGGTGACTCCCGACAAGTGGAAGTATCGTGAGGCCGACGGCGCTCCGGTAAATTACTACTTCATGGAGCCAGCGCGGTGGCCGGAGAACCCGTTCCTCTACGTGCAGTGGCTGCGGCATGTGCTGAACTTCTACACGCCCACGCCACGCGAAGAGCAGCAGGTATATGGCATTTTGGGATAGGCCAGAATGATTGAAGATTCAGCAAAGGAGACGTCATGGCAAGGTTAACCACCCCAGGAATTTGGCTTCCCGGGCCGCTCAACACGATTAACAGTACGAGTCCGACTTCTCAGGCCGACATGGCGGGCAATCCCTATTTTATGGGACTGAATGCCGGAAAGCTGATTGTCCTGAGCAAGCAGGAAGCGCAGAACGTCGCCGCTCCAGGAACCAACCTGTATGACGGTGCCTACCAGTATGTGCAGCTGGACTCGGGTGCGACGGCGTCCTATGCGACGCAAGGGATGCCTGCCTATCTGCTCCTCAATCAGGGCTTGTCTGAAGGCAATCCGCCGGAACTGGCCTATGAGACGCCTATTGTGACGACTGCCGATATTGCCAACACGGCGGGCATCTCTACGCTGTTCTGCGGCGTCTTCATCAATCCTCCGGCATACGGGCCGACTCCCGGAAACTGGACGATGATGTTTGCAGGCGCGGGCCGGGCATCGTTGAACTACGCTGGGTCTGCGGTTCTGGGGCACGTAGCTGTACCGACGGGTGGAGGGGCACCGACCTTTACCGATTCGGCGACGGCTCCGACTTCAGGGATTCCGTGGGGCCAGAACGTTCAGCCGAGGACTGGAGCGGGACAGGCGCTTGCCTACTTCAACGACATTATCCTGCGCTTTGCGCAATAAGTGAGGATTCATGCCACAGGGAGTTGGAACAACTAAGCCAGTCGTTGGTACCTCGGATACCTTTGGAGGGCACTTCTACAACTGGGTGCCCTACAATGGCCCTCAGAGCTATGTGCAGGGCGGGGACTCCATCAGCGCCAGTCAGTTTGGCTTTTACAATGCCATCTTTTCGTTGTATGGAAGCGTCGGATTTGTGAACGGCGTGGCGACGTATCGGGCCGTGCCCGGAGTGATGAGTGCCGGGCCAAATCCGGTATGGCGGATTGTCTGGGTGAGTCTGGTGACGGGCACCGCAGGCGGGCAAGCGCAGACGGCAGGCGCGGAGGTGGCAGCAGGCACGAATCTTTCTGGCGTGACGGTGATTCTTTCGGCTATCGGGTATTGAGCATTCTGGTTGCCTTAGGGGCGGGGGCGTTCGGCAGCGCCCACCGCCCTTTTCTTTTTCGGAGCCGTGCATGCAGAGTGGAGCGTAAACACAATGGCTTTGTTGGACATGGTCTCAGAAATTACGGACCTGGTTCCGGCCCTTGGCAGGGTGCGGGCAAGGAAGCTGATTAACCGTGCATGGAAGTACGTGCAGGATTCCAATTTGTGGAGCTTCCAGTTAACTACGGGGTCGTTTTCCACGCCTTCCATCACTACGGCTGGCACTATCAGCGTGACGCTGGGGCAGAATACCGTGACTGGCGATGCAAATGCTTCGGCCGCATGGCTGGCGCTGCCGTTTTACTGGAGGCCGACGGTGCAGCAGTTTCGCGCCATGGGCTACAGCGTGTATTCGGTGATTGCCATGAATGCATCCAACCCGAATGCCGTGGTGCTGACGCTGGACCGCCCGTTTACCGACCCGCTTCCGTTCTACACGGGCGTGGCCTACCAGATGTACATGGCCTATATCCCGATGCCTTTGGGATTCAAGCGCTTTTTAAGCGTATCGGACCTGTTTGATGTGTGGACGATGGATATCTGGACATCGCGCCGCACGCTGGATTACTACGACCCTGCCCGTCTGGTGGCGTCGAATCCGACCGTATGCGCGCCGCTTGGCGTGGATAACCGTGGTGCGGGCACGCCAACTCCTTCGGCGACGCTGGGCCAGCCGCTGATTGAGCTTTATCCATATCCGACGTATCCCATCAGTTATTCCTGGTATGGCGTGGTCGAATATCCCTATCTGGTGAACAACAGCGATACGCTGCCGTACCCGATTGATGAGGAAGTGGTGACGCAGAAGGCGCTTACGTGGGCTTACCGGGATGCAGAGGCGCGCAAGGATATCATGGCTTCCAAAGGCGCTACGGCCGATTATCTTCGCCTGAAGAAGATGAGCGAAGACGACTTTCTGACGCGGCTGAAGACGCTGCGCCTCCTCGATCGAGATGCAGTGGATTCCTACATGGCAAACATGAAGAATGCCACAAGGAACTGGAATCAGGCTTACTTTAATGCCCAGACGTTATCCTCCGGACCGTGGGGAGGATAAACGATGGGAGAAGGGGAAAAAGAAGATGGCACGTCTTAGTTATCGCGCACGCAAGCGGCTTCCAAACAGGGAGTTTGCTCTCAAAGGAAGGCGGTATCCTATTCCGGATAAGGCCCATGCCCGCAACGCACTGGCCCGTGTTTCCCAATACGGAACGGAAGCGGAAAAGCGGGAGGTGCGGGCGAAGGTGCACCGCAAGTATCCGGACATCGGCAAGCGGAATCTGGGAAAAGGGAAGCGCCGCAACCCAAAATGCTGCACCAAGCGCCCTGTGGCCAGAAAGCGAGTCTAGGCATAGGTGGCAGGATACGCCTACATCACGCTGTATCAGCTGAGGTCTGCGCTGCTGAACCGCCTGCAGGATGCGGGTGCGGTTTACACGACGACGGCCGAGGCCAATCTGTACCTGCAGGAGGCCCTGCGCGTGTTGAATGCCCTGACGGCGGCATGGCCGACGGATTTTGTTCTGAATTTCAATCCGGGTGACCGCTGGAAGTCGCTGAACTTTGCTGGCTCGCCGCGCCAGCGCACGCTGACCGACGCGGCCCTCTACACCCAGATGCAGGCGATGCTGCTTGAGCCGATGAGTGGCGGGACGTGGACGGGAACGGCACAGTACAACATTGCCATGCTGGCCGGGGCGCTTGCGTACCGCCGCGACGAGCTTCTTCTGGCCTCATCGGCCAATGTCGTTAACCTGCTGATGCCCTCGCCTGCGCTGTCTACCCGCACCTACCTGCCGGACTCCACGCTGGACCTGCTTCGGGTGCGGTGGATTCCGGTCGACTCCACGGCGGCGATGCCTTATGCGCTGGGGCGCGAGGATATCGTGACGCGGAATGCCTTTGGGGTGCAGCTGCCCATTCAGCCGGGCGAGCCGGATTCCTGGATGATAACGGCGACGACGCCTCCGGCCTTTGATGTTTCCTGCCCGCCCAACCAGCCCGGCCAGTGGGACCTGCTGCTTGCGTTTTCCGGTACGCCCTTTGCGCCTCCGGTTCCGCAGCTTATCAACCTGCCGGATGATTGGGCATGGGTGGCGATGTATGGGGCTTTGGCCGATGTGCTTTCGAATGCTCCGGAAGGCAGGGATGCCGAACGGGCCAAATACTGCCAGCAGCGCTATGAAGAGGGCAAAAAGGCCATGCTGACGTTGCCGTGGCTGCTACAGGCCATGACAGGAGGGGTAAGCATCGACACTTTGGGCTTTAAGGAGATAGATACCCAATGGCAGAACTGGGAGCAGCGGCAGCCTGCTTCCGACCCTCAGATTGTGGTAGGCGGCATGGACCTGGTGGCCCTTGCACCGTTTCCCACGACGGCATCGGTTTCCACCATGCTGACGGTAGTTCAAAATGCGCCTGTTCCGGTGAACGACACAGACCTCATCCAGCTAAGCCGGGACGGGGTGGATGCGGTGCTGGCCTACGCGCAGCACATTGCGCTGTTTAAGGCTGGCGGGGCAGACTTTGCCGCGACGCTTCCTCTGTATGCGCAGTTTGAGCAATACTGCAAAATGAAAAATGCCATGTACTCTGCTTTAAGCATGGACAGAAGACAACTGCTTGGAGAGGGTAACCGACAGGATGAAGACGACCCGAGATTTGAGCCGGAGGGCATGACGCGTGGCAAAAAGGCCCGATAATTTTTCTGGCAATGATTTGACCTCTCCGCTGAATCGCATTCCTCCGGGGAAGGCGGCGCTGGCGGTCAATGTACGTGCCTATATCGAGGGAGGATTCACCCTCCGCAACGGACTCAGCACGCCTGTCTTTACCGTAGACTCTTCGGTCAACACCATACAGAGGATGAACGACACGACGCCTGCCGGCCCTGCACAGGGCTACTGCACCATCGTCACAACCGACTCTGGAACGCTTTATGTCAATCCGGCCAGCGCTGCGCCGGTGGTCACAGGACTCAGCGGAAATCCTGTCTCGATTGTTCCGTTCCGCCCCAATGCCAGCGTCCAGCCGTGGGCGTACGTAGGTGACAGCGCGCCGTATCCGAATGTGACGGTGGACTCTGGGTTTGCCTGCACGGGCATGGTGAAGGTGCGCTCCGACGGCCTTTCGCGGAAGATGGGCATTGCCGAGCCGCAGCAAGCGCCTTTGGTGAACTTTCCCGGCGGCGGCAATGGGCCTTCGCTGATTTATTACTACTACACGTATTTTTCCTCGGAAACCGGGGCCGAATCGAACCCTTCTCCGGTATCCATTCCGGGAACCAACTCGGCGGCCAATCCGTCGAATACGCAGAATGCCGCGAGCGGTTCGACGCCCAACCCAAACTATACCTTCAATGCCACGCAGTATGAGGCAAACTCCGGCCAGTTGCGCACGGCAGGCGGCGTGGCTCCGGGGACGACGACGGACCCGGTGATTGCGGTAGGCTTTGGGCCAAGTCTCAACGTGCCGTCGAATGTTACGGTGAGTGGCGTGACGGCAGATTTGAACTGGGTTGGGCAGAACTCCGGCACAGGCGTCCTTTCCAAGGCCCAGCTTTACTATCTGGGAAACCCTATCGGCAACCCGAAGTTTCCCAATGTCGCCAATCAGGCCTTTTCCGTCGATACGCTGGTAGGGGGCAGCACGGATACGTGGGGGGCCGCGCTTACGCCTGCCATCGTCAATGACCCATCGTTTGGCGTGGGATGGACGATTACCACGCAAAGCGTTGGCGGCACAGACCGCTCGTTTATCAACTACACCAAAATTACGGTGTCTTACTCTACGCAGGATGCCAACATCACCCCGACCCCGTCCCCAGACCCGCAGGTGGACAAGATTAATTTCTATCGGCAGGGCGGAGGTCTGGCGAATCCGACCTTTGTCGGGCAGGGACCCAATGCTGCGACTCCATTTAATGACCAGCTTTCAGACCTTGCTGCGGCAGACAATCGGGAGATGGTCTACTACAACTATGAGCCTGTGCCGTCCATCGATTTGCCGCGTTCTGGCACCCTGAATGCCTCCAACCAGGTGCTGACATGGGTGAGCGGAGACCTGTTCAATACGCGATGGCTGCCGGGCACGGTCATTCTCATTGGCTCTCCGACGCAGGTGGCCTATACGGCGGTGCGTCGCCCCTCGTCCACCACCTCGTGGGACTTCACCAACAATGACCCCAACGTCCCCACCATACCCAACGGCACAAATCTGGTGTGGAACATTTCAGAGCCGATTCTGGCGGCGCAGCCCTTGCCATACCTTGCCGGGCCTACGGACAACATCAACTACGTCTTCGGTGTAGGGGACCCAAACCGTCCGGGGACGCTTTACTGGTGTGCTGGCTCGAATCTCGATGCATGGCCGGACACCAACCAGATGGATGTGACAGACCCTTCAGAGCCTTTGGTCAATGTGGTGCTTTCCGGGGGCCTTGGCGTGCTGTTTTCCATCAAGCGGGCATGGTTCATCTACCCGAATTTTTTCAATGCCTTGGCCACGGTGACGGGCACCTCAGGCTCGACGTGGACGCTGCAGGCAACCCTGATTGACCGTGGCCTCTACATGCCGCGCTGTCTGGCGGTGACCAAGTCGCAGAACATCTATTTCCGCGTGGATGATGGCATTCATCTCAGCAAGGGAGGCTACACCTCGGTTTCGATTACCGACGACACGCTATACCCGCTCTTTCCCCATGAATCTACGGGTTCGGGCACGTCGGTGCCTACGCCGATAACGCGGAATGGAGTCACCATCTATCCGCCAGATGATTCCAAGCCGGAAAAACAGAGGTTCCGCTATCAGAATGGCTATCTGTACTATGACCACGTAGCACTGGATGGGCTGGCCCATACATGGGTCTTTGATGAGCGGGCCGGAGCCTGGATTTTTGATGCGTATCAGGGTTCGTTGCCTACGGCGCACGCGCCCAATGAAGGCGAAAGCCAGCAGGGCACGCTGGTGGGCTGTCAGGATGGCACCGTGCGGCTGATGGAGTCTTCTGCTCCGGAATCTATCTCGGGGCAGTTGGTGACTCCGGCCATTGGGGGCGAAGGCTGGATGTCGGCCTATGAGCTTACCGTAGAGTACAGCGCGCAGAATGCCGGAGCCACGCTTTCCTTCCTGGTTGCCGATGAGGGGAATGGGAGCTATCCGCCTGCTTCCGTTTCCCTGCCGTCTACCGGAGGGGCGCTGACCAAGTACACCGTGAAGGTCAGTGCCAACAAGTGGAAGCTTTTACAGGCCGTATTTACCTTTACGGACCCAACCTTTCAATGCTATCTTGCCGGAACCGGCCTCAGCGTGAAGCCGTGGGGAAGTCAAGGCACCTTTCAGTTTGTGTCCTTCTTCTCTGGAGCCGGTGGCAAAGGACCGCAGGAGTAGGCATGGCACCGTCATACAACCCCATCAATGTCCGAACGCCGTACTTCAATCTGGAGAGCGAAGAGGGCCGTCAGGCCGCGCATCGCTATCTGGCGTCAGGGATTGTCGACCTCAATCAGGCGATTGCCTATCTGAACAGCCGCATCGCGCCATCGGCCAGCGCATCCTCTACGACGACCACCATCCTCGAATCTGCAGGCGGCGGTGGTGGTCAAACGCCATCGCTCATCGTGGGTGGAGTGAACGACCAAATCGGAGCGAACGCCTATACGACGCAGCAGACCGATTACGGGGTAAAGATTCTGGTGGGTGATTCGTCTCCGGTCACGGTCACGCTCAATAGCGCCGTCACAACGCCATGGTTCACCATCATCGACAATGATTCGTCCTCGATGGTCTCGCTGACCACGAACCCGCCAGCTACGGTTCAGGGGGAAAACGCGATTCTTCCGGGTGGTTTTGCCATCGTTTACTTTGATGGGCAAAACTTCTGGTCGGGAGCCACGCGGATAGCCACGGATTCGTCTCTGGGCTATGTGCAGCCGGACAATGCGACGATTGAAATAAACCCGTTTGGCGTATTGTCTACCCGGGGAGCGAGCGGAACGATTCACATTCCATCGGTGGATTCCGGCGCGGCAGGCTCCATCACGGTGGTCAATGGGCTGATTACAAATTTCGTAAACCCAACCTAATCGGAGGTATGCTTATCCTATGGGTGGCTTGATTTCAGGACTTTACGGACTCTTCAGCGGCAATCCTGCTCAGCAGGAAGAAAACGCTTTGGGCAGCCTTGCCGGGTATGAGGGCAACACCGGAGAGGGCGCAGTCAATGCGGGTCTTGGGTTTTATAACAGCATTCTTTCCGGAAACCCAGAGGAGATTGCGCAGGCGCTGGCTCCGGAGATTTCTGCCGGGCAGGGGCAGATTCAGCAGCAGGCCGAGCAGAATGCCTTTTTTGGCAACCGTGGCGGCGGCACCAATGCGTCCACGCAGGCGGCACAGGCGCAGCAGAGGGGAAATCTCATCAACCTGATTGGCGGGCTGCAGCAGGGAGCCGCGGGGGCGGAGTTGGGGGCCGGGATGGGGCTGTTGGGCCAGAGCGGCACAAACTACATGAATGAGGCCGAGCTTGCCAATCAGTGGCGGCAGCAGCAGTTGTCCGACATTGGCGACATTACGCAAGGGGTCGGGCAGATTTTTTCCGGTCTGACGGGCGGCGGCGGTGGTGGGATGTTTGACCCGTATCAGGCTCTTTATAATGCCCAGCATGCGGACATGAGTTCGCTTTCCACGGAGTCTCCGGAGGTAAGCAGTGGCCTGAGTTCGTTCAGCAATAACAGCGCCTTCTAGGGAAAAGGAGAGTTTATGGCAGCACAAACACAGAAGGTTGTCCGGGCGATTGGCGGAGTGACTCCGCTGGGCGTCTTTACGCTGACTCCCGGCACCCCGCAGAACATCCTCGCCAACACCGCTTTGGTCTCCAAGCGCTATGCCCTGCAGTGTCGGCAACTGGGGTTCAGCGTGTCCAGCAAGGTAGCCGGAGAGGTCTATGTGAATTACGGCAACTACAACGGCGTGGGCGGCGGCGCACCGGATGCGCTGGCCACCGTGTTGATTCTCCAGTCCGGCACCTCAGCGGGCCTGCCGCAGGGCGCACGTACGACGGATGGAATGCTGGACTGCTCGCAGTATTGGCTGGATGGCAGTGCAGCCTGCATTGTGGCCGTCTACGCGATGGACGCAACCGACTAGAGGCAAGATGAGCATCGCAGACATCCTTTCATCGCTTGGCCGAGGCGCAGAAGACACGGGCCGCGCCTTAGGGGCGGTATTGAAGCCGATTGGCGAGCGTACGGCCTTGGTGTTGTCGGGAGAGGCTCCGGAGGTGGATGCGGAGCGACGGCAGCAGGCGATGCGGCAGAAGGAAGAGGCGACGGCGCGCCGGGCCGCCTATCTCGAGAACCAGCTTGCGCTGGATGAGCAATACGGCACGCTGACGCCAGAGCAGCGCAAGGCCCTGCTGACGGAAATGGACAACCTTGGAAAGGCAGAGCCGCAGCCGTCTTTGTGGCAGAGGGTGGTGCAGGCCTTTCATCCGAACGGCATTGTGCGCCAGTCGATGCCGGTTACCTATACGGGAAATGCGGTGCCTGCGGGAGGAACGGCGGCGGCCCAAGCCGCGCTGTCTCAGATGAAGCGCCAGACGCCGCTCAAGGAATATGTGAGTCCGGACGGCAAGCAGAGGGATTGGTTTCCTGCGGGAGAGGCTCCGGAAGGGTGGAATGCGGTGGCAGGTTCCCCGCATCTATCGATGTCCAAGACGCTTCCTGTGCCGGGCGACCAGCTTCCTCGTGATGCGGTAGGGCCGAATGGCGAGCCGATTCCTGCGGAACGTCGCAATGCGCAGCGCGCTTACGTGCAGCAGAATGGGGTTTGGTACGAAGCGCCCCAGCCAAAGCCCGTCTATCGCATCATCAAGGGCCATGTAGCGTTGATGGACCCGAAGACAGGGCTGCCCATGCGCGACCTTGGGCCAGCGTCTGCGGTAAAGTTCACGACGCGACAGGAGCCGTATCTGGGCGATGACCAGCAGATGCACCTGATGACGCTGACGACCGTAACCACGCCGCAGGGCGAGGCGATTGAGGTGGAAGCGCCCCCGCCGGAGCAGCCCGCAGCGGCCACACAGGCGCAGACGGGCTCTGCGGTGAAGAAGGGGACTCCGGCCCATGTTCTGCGGAATGCCGCCGCCCAAGGAATGGCACCGGCCATTCCCGGCTCGCATCTCTGGGCTGCCTCGAAGAATCCTCTGGTCAAGGCAGACATCACCACCTACCAGAAGCTGAATGCGGATGCAGCGCAGAAGGAGTTGCTGGCGAAAAATGCGCAGGATTTGCTGAATGACAAAAACCGCGTGACGGACCTGGACCTGGTTTTCATGTGGGTGCGCTCGAATATTCAGGGAGCGGGCCGGATGACGAATACTGAAATTCAGCAGGCGGCCAAGGCAGGCAGTCTGGGCACGCGGGCGCAGTCTGCATTGCAGCAGGCCCTGCATGGCAGGCTGGCTCCTCAGGTGGAACAGCAGTTCCTCAACGACATTCAGCGGGCGGCGGTGAATGCCCGCCAGCAGGCTGAGCAGATGCGGCAGGGCCTTGGGCAGGGAGGAACCGCTTCCGGCCAGAGTGCGACGCCCAAGGTATGGAAGTATAACCCTGCAACGGGAAGGCTGGAATAGATGCCGAAATACGTGCAATTGCCGAATGGGGATATTGGGCAGTTTCCGGATTCGATGAGCAATGAGGACATTGAGAAGGTTCTGGCCAAGCAGTTTTCTCCGCAAAAGGGATTTGTTGAGCGGCTCACGGAGATTCAGCCGCATCAGCCTGTGCATTCTGCATCGGATGTGGGGCGGGAAGTGGTGCGGGGTCTGGGCAACATCGGCGGAGCGGTGCTGGGCGTCGGTCTTCATCCCATACAGACGGCTGAGGGCATGCTCGAATCGACGGGAGGCATGCTGACAGCTCCGGTGGAAATGATGATGGGCAAGCCGTTTCGTGAGACGGTGCCCGGAGAGCTTTACGAGTCTTTCCGCAAGCATCCTCTTGAGACTCTGGAGAGCGCGGTTGGGCAGTCTGCGGCCTTAGGTCCGCTGGGGGAGGCGGTGGAGTCCGCGCCTCGCGTCGGCGAAATTCTTTCGAAGGCAAGGGACACCGCCATCAAAGGCATTTCCGGCTCCGGAAAGGCCGTTATCCCGTCTCTGATTGAAAAGACGCGGGAAGCCAACCGGCTGGCCGCAGAAGAACACCTCAACAAGGCCCAGAACGCGGTGGGCAAGTACCTGGAGCAGCGCAAAGGGGCGATGGAGAAGGCCCGCGAGCAAAGCGAGGCCTATCGCGCAAAGAAGGAAAAGCTTTCTGAGGAGAACCAGAAGGCCGTGCGTGCCCAGAACGCCCGTGCCCGGCTGGATGAGATGCGGAAAAAGGCTTACCGTGACATGCAGGCGGAAGTTGAGTCTGCGCGGCAGCGGGCCTATAAGCTCGGCCATGAGAAGTATGCTCCTCTCAATGCCGCTCTGGGCGCGATGGAAGCCGACCCGGAAGCGATGATGAATGCTTTGGAGCAGGCCGCAGAAAGCCTGCGGGGCAGCGCCAATGAGCCGAAGCTGCTCAAGGACATGGAAAATCGCATCAAGACCGGAGGCGGATGGACGTATGAAGACCTTCAGGGAGATTATTCCCGGCTGGGGAAGGAGCTTTCCAAGGGCACGCTGCCGGGCGATGTTTACCATGCCTATGACCAACTCCATGAGGCCGTGGGCGAGGAGATGCAAAGGATTGCGCAACAGGCCGATGAGGCCGCCGTGGCCGCAGGGGAACGCAATCCGCATTTTGCCGCTCGCCTGAACGATGCCCGAAATTACTGGCGGCGCATGAAGCAGGCCTTTGGCAAGCCCTTTGACCCAAGTGACAGCGCCACGCATACGCTTGAGAAGACCGCGCCCGACCTAGCCCGCGCCGAGGAGTATGCCAACCGCCTGAGGCTGCTGGGGAATCCGGAATGGGGCGGCGAAGGCATTGTGAAGGCCCAGCGTGTGCTGGATGTGCTGAACCGGGCCGACAAGAATCTTCCCAAGCCTGAGCCTGTGCGCAAGGTCGTTCAGCCGTATCCGCCCAAGCCCGAAGGCGTAACCCTTGAAGGAAAGCCGATTACGCCCTCCCAGACACCGCGGGCGCTGGCCAAGGAGGTTCCGGAGCGGCCGGTAGAGCAGAAGATTGGCACGGAGGAGATTCGGAAGGCCCGGGAGCAGGCGCTCAAAGACTTTCAGGAAAAGGTGAAGAAGCGGGGCGTATGGATTGCCCTTGGGGCTGCCGGCTATAAGCTTGCCTCCGACCTGATGAAGATGCACCTTGGGACGGCCTTGACCTGGGACATCCCTGAGGCCGTTCTGTCTCTGGCTTCGGTACAGTTTATTTCGCATCTTCTCGATGACCCTGTTCTGGTCGAGCGGCTGACCCGTCCTACGGAGAAAGACATCGAGCAGATTCCTCCGGAAATGCGCGGCGGCATTGAGGCGATTGCCAAGGTGGCCGCCAAGAAGGGCATTCGCGTCGATCCTCGTCTTTATCTGGCGACGGGAACCGCAGGAGCGGCCGGGAAAATCCTCCAACAACCACAAAATCAGCCATAAACGATGGGCGGCCATGCTTTTGAGTGCTTTGCTGTTAGACACCTTTGACCGCTGTCCCCGGCGCTATGCCCTTGAGCAGCAATATCAGCCCCGCGTGCTTTCTCCGCTCGCGCTGCTTTATGCCGGAGTGGAAGGCGGGTTGCTGGCCGACGACCCCTGCGAAGGGGCCAGGGACGCCGTGCGGGCGCTGGCAGCGACCCGGGACATCGACTCGCCACATCTGGCAGCCATTTCCTGCGTGCGCCACGTAGGGCTGATGGCCGAGGTCATCGCGCTGGAACTGCGCCACAGGCTTGGCCTGCTTCATCGCCTTGCTCCCATGCCGTGGCACGGCCATGAATGGCAGTCCGCGCTGTTTGAAGACAAAAAAGGCCAGCTGCATCGCGTCATCCTGGTGGCCCACGTGGACGATGATGTGCTGCGGGGATTCGCTCACGCGTGGGGCACGGTAGGCGAGATGGCCGTACTCGAGCGAGACCTGAATCTCATCTTTGTGGCGATTGGCGCGCAGCGGCAGGGAAGGCGGCATTCGCATTGGACCAAGGGATTCCGGCACCCTGTGCAGCGTTCGGCGCTCAGGTTCGCCGCCAGAAAGAAGGCAAATGGATTTACCTCAGGATGGATGCCCGTCTGGAGAGACCAGACCGACATCCCGGCTGGGGTTTGGCTGAAGCAGATGCATGCCGATGATGTTCTGGGCGATATGGTGCAGTGGCGACGGATTTCCTACCGTCCGGACGACCAGAGAATCGAGCGGGCCAAAGACGATATCCTTGCGCTTTTGCCTAGCCTTGCGCAGGCGTCTCCTTCTTCGCCGATGCGTCGTTCGAGTTGCGACGACCCGATTCGCGGCGCGTGCGTATTTCAGGCGGTTTGCTGGACTCCGGCAGAGGCGGAGGAACTGGTACACCTGTATTCCCGGAAAGACGGCCCGCCATCATCTTAGCCGCAAGCGCGTCCAGTTGCGCAATCTGGGCTTCGGCGTCCCGCGCGGCCTCTTCCATCGACATCTTGGACAAAGACGGCCTTGGCGGTGGCGGCGGTGGTGGTGGCGGCGGTGGAAGTTCCTCTTTCTCGCTCTCTTCCTTCTTTTCGATGGTCCGCTGCCGCACCTTCTCTGCCGCTTCTCGCGCCAGCCGCTCTACCTCGTACTCTTCTACTTTCTTTTCAAACACTTCCGTCAATGTGGCAAGGATAAAGCTCTGCACATCCCAACGGTGCTTGTAAGCCTGCTCGCACATAAACTCATAGAGGCGTACATCCTCCGGGCGCAGGAAGCTTAGCTGAATGCGGCGCTCGCCTTTACGCAGTTTGGCCATTCCAGTTCTCCAATACGCTTTTTGCCTGCTCGATTAGCCGCTCCGCCTCTTCCAGGTGCTGTGTGCGCACCTCGGCAAACGATTCCGTTTTCGCACTCGCAAGAAACACCAAGGCGTAGCTCAGGCGCTCGAGCACGGTGGCCAAAGGTCCTTTTAAATTCCCCATTTTGTTTTGAAGGTTTCCTTTCCCGGGTCTCCGCCCCACATGGCCCGATAGAGTTTTGTGCGGTACTCCACCTGCAGCCCAACGCGGCGGTTCTGTGCCGCGTCGGAACGGATGGTCTGGCTGCCCTCATCATGGCCTACAGGGATGCCTGACTCCATTCTGGCATATCCGGATAGGTCCATGCGGCGGTAGAGGTCGCAATCCGAAGAGTAGTCAAAAAACAGCGTGTCATAGCCGCCAAGAGCATCCATCGCCTCTGTGTTGTAGGCACAGAGGATGTCGTAGTTAGTGTAGAGAACGCCCCATTTCGTTCCCTTTTCCTCCTCCTCCTCCGCTCTCTGGCAGAGCCTGTCCACGCTGTCGGGTTCAGGAACGGCATCGCAATGGCACCAGAGGTAGAAGGGAACCGCCATGGCCTTTGCCAGAAGCAGCATCCAGTTCTGGGTCTGGGTGAAGGTAAGCGGCACCGTCGGGTAGAGAACGATGTCCTCAAACGTCAGACGGCATCCCGAATTGTTCAAAATCACAGGAACCGCATATTTTGCCTGCCGCAAAACCGTAAGCAGCCGCTCAAGCAAATCCAGACGGTTGACGTAAGGTACAAATACAGGAATCAAGCGACCCCCTCCCGAAACCACTGCTCCCACCGAGGCCATAGATTTTTCCAATCAAGCGATTCCGGTAAAAGACTCTTTCTTGCTGTTTGTTTTGCCTCAAGCATCATGACTTCCACGCGGTCTGCCCAGTCTTCCGGCTGAAATACGGGACGCTTCGAGCAGAAGCCCCCTTCATAATGGAAAGCAATCGGAGGAACCAGCATGCGCTCCGGCGCGTAATCGGCTTGGGCCGCATACTTTCCTGTCACGCACGGCACGCCGCAGGCCAAACTCTCCATGATGGGATATCCCGCACCCTCCGGGCCGATGCCCATCGTAACATTGCAGGCCGCATACATCATGGACATCTGCTCATCCGTGTAGCGCTGCGTGGTTACGGCGACGCGGCCCAAAAGGCCGTAGTCCACAATCAGGTTTGGCAGAGACCAATGGCGCTCGAGCACGTCGGTATGGCACCAGAGGCGAACGTCATGGCCGCGGTTCATGAGGATGTGCGCGACGGCAAAGGCCAGTTGCCAGTTCTTCCGCGCCTGATTGGTCGCCACCACGCCCAGCAAAAGAGAATCCTGGTTCAGCCCCTGAAACCCTCCGTCTATCATGCACTTACGGCTTTCCCTGCGGTCACGGGGAAAGAAGGTTTGTGTGTCGATGCCGTGGGGCAGCCAGTGCTTGTTTCCGGTAATCCTTGAGGAAAATTCGGAGTAGTCCAGAACCCGGTCAAAGCCCTTCATGGTTTCGGCGATGGACGAGGGAAGTTTTCCGAGAGGGCCTTCGGCGTCGATGGCGTGGTAGGCCCACTTCTTTACGTCCTTGCGCTCGGCAAAGCGGCGAAGATGCGGGATGGGGCATTTCTGCGGCGTTCCCAGCCAGTACAGGCGGCTCATATCCCAGACAACCATTAAGATGCCTTCCCGCCCCTGTGCCCAGTCCTCCCAGACCTGCGGCAGTTCTGGTACCAGCCAGTTTGAAATATCGTGGACGTGGTATTCCATGAAGGGAAGTTCCTGGTTTCCTACCCCTCCATAGCCAACCGCGGCTACGTCATACACATCTTGGCAGTGCTGGCTGAGGTGAAAAGCAAGGTCTCGGGTGATGCGGCCCAGTCCGGTGGTCGAAGATACGGCATCGGAAAGAAAAAGAATCGGGATTTTTTTATCCATCAGTCACAAGATACCACACAATTCTTGCCGGACTGCAATCTTTTTCCGCAACCCCGTAGGATAATCAGACCATGGTATACCTTCGGGCACTCTCAAAGGTTTTGTGTCTTTCTGCGGCGGCTTTAGGGCTTGCTCTGCCTCTGTTTGGGCAGATAGGCGTTGTGCAGGGACACTGCTATCAGGGAGGAACACCTGCAACGACTTCGGGGATGAGTTCCTCGAATTTCCTTCAGGGAATTATTCCGGCCTGCACGGTGACGGTATATCTGCACGGAACCACCACTCCGGCACAGATTTACACCCCAAGCGGAGGCACGCTGACCAATCCGTTCACGGCCAATGCGGTGCCCGGCGTTGACCCCGGAGGATGGGTATTTGCCGCGGCCACCAATCAGGCCCTCGACGTCGTGCTTTCCGGGGGAAACGGCAACCCCAATTGCACTACGCCCCCGCTCTGCTATGTCCAGCCCGTCACGCTGATTGATGTATTCCCTTCAGGCTCAGGCAGCGGCGGCCTGCCGCCCAACATCGCCTTCGGCGGCACCAATGCGTCCGGCACCTTTCAGGCCTCGCCCTACACTCCAGTCAACAAGGCTGGTGATACGATGACGGGCACTCTGAACTTCTCAAACCCTCCGCTCAGCTTTACTCAGGTCACGGCATGGGGTGATTCGCTGACCTGCGGCAATCAGGATGGTTCTGGTGGAAGCCTATGCGGTTCTCCATCTACTGGATCGTGGACCAACATTGCCGCGACGCTGTTAGGCAAGCCCGTCTCCAATCAAGGTATTCCCGGTCAGACTTCTTCGCAGATTGCTGTACGGGCCAATGCCTATGCAGGCACTTGGAAGCAGCAGGCCACGGTGAGCGGCAATACGATTCCTGCCTCTGGCGGCGTGACCATCACCTTTCCCACGGGCTACGAGCCTGCGATGAATACGAACCTGACCAATATGACGGTAGCCATCAATCTTTGCGGAGTGCGGGGCACGGTGGCTGACAATGGCTCGCACGTATATACCTTCACGCGTACGACTTCAGGTTCTGCCGTATCGTGCCCAGCAAACTCGCAGTGGACTCCAGACTTGACTGGTCTGGTAGGTCCGAATGTGGTCGAAGTCATCGAAGCAGGATACAACAACCGGAGTGGTCCTTCGATTTCTACGGTGACGGCTGATGTTGCCGCCATGGTAGCAGCAGCTCGCTCACGTTCCAACGGCTACGTTGTAGTGGGCATCCCCAACGGCGATACAGACACCTGCCCGCTGTGCTCGCAGTACCTCATTAATGCAAATTACAACGCGGCCCAGGCAGCCACGTATGGCAGCGCCTTCTACGACCTCAACACAGACCTCGTGAACCACGGCAACCCGTCAGTCCCGGCAGATGCTTATCTTGCCTCCTATCACAATGCTACGCCTCTTTCGCTCAAGGCATGGGATTTGCAGGGCAATCTTACCGCGCCGATTGGTACTACAGGATGTCCTGTTACGTGGACAGTCAACAGCCTCAATGGCGGCGCTTCCATGATTATGTATGGCACAGCCATGTATTTTCCTGACAATGGCGAAATTATCTACCTGAATGACCAATACCTGAATAACCCGCCACAGTCCTGTATTCGCGGATTCAATGGGACCACCGCGGCAGCACACTCCGGAACAGCGGTCTTCTATGCCACTGATGGGTTGCACCTCAGCAGCTCTGCCAAGTCATGGGCCCCGCCACTCAATGGCAATCCCGGCTACACAGTCATGGCGAATGGCATTGTTAACACCATCAATAACGCTGTCCAGCCCATCAGCAACGTCGTCCTGCCTTCTTCCAATGGAATGGCCATTTCGTCTTCAGATGGCTCGAAAAGTCTGGGGTTTGTTTCTGGAGGTCTGCAATCGAACACCGGATTGTTATTTGCCGGAGGATGCACGAATTGTCCGGTTGGCACGGCCAACAACCCGGCCACGGGACTCTATGTACAGGAAAACTCGATCTACAATCTTGACCTGAATACATGGAATGGCGGCGTTCTGGCGTCTTCCGGATATAACTTCCATACGGCCACATTCAATTTCTCTCTGTCGAATGCTGGCACTTCCGGGTACGTCAACACCAACAACGCGGCCACGACTACCAGCGGCTCCGGCAGCGGAATGATTGTAGACGTGTTTGCCAATGGGACGCAGATTACAGGCGTGCTCATCCTCAATAACGGCACAGGATACAATGTAGGTGACAAGGTATACCCAATCGTTCCGGGTTCGTCCGGAGACGCCTACATCACGCTGATTGCTGCTCCGAACACCAATTTCGGCATGATGGCCAGCGCAGGCGGCTTTGTGCCTTCGTGTCAGGGTTGCGCAGGCATCGGGGCGTCTAACGACCCATTTGGAGCGCTATATGTCAACGACCCTACAGGGAATGGGAGTATCCAGCTGATTGCGCAGGGCGCGGTTCTACAGTCGAGCGCGGGATACTGGGGGGTAACAGGCGGTCTTATGCCCTACGTAAATACCTATCCACAATTTGGCAACAGCGGCGGATATCAGTGGGGCAGCCTGTTTGTGAAGGGCCAGAGTTCCGGGCGCATCAATCTGACCAATGCGGGCAATGGCAGCATTATTGACCAGTCCGGAGGGGCATGGGGAATTACCGGAGGGGTTGGGCTGACGGGGGTACTGAATCTACAAGGCACATCATCGCCATTGTGGATGAATAGCCAGCCTGGCACACCGGGTCAGGTGCTGACCTCTCAGGGGGCGGGCAACACGCCTATCTGGGCCAATCCTACAGGCCCTACCAAATACACGCCATCGTTCACGCCATCGGCGGTCGCGGCATCTTCCTGTGCTGAGCAGACATTTTCCCTGACGGGGCTAACGGTGGGGCAGTCGGTAACAGTCAATCCTCCATCCAGCCTTGCGCCTCATCTATGGATAGGGGGACAACGAGTCAGCGCAGCCAATACGTTAGCGATAGAGTTCTGCGGTGATGCCACGTCGGGTACTCCACCGTCTGGAGCTTGGATCGTGACGGCCTATCAATAACCCCAAAAGGAGACGTTCTAAAAATGGAATTGCTACTGGCGCAAACGAGACCCATAATGAACGAAGGTCAACCATGTCGGCTACGAAGCGCAGAGATGATGAAGTCACGTGGGATGGAGTGGAGAACATGATTTCAACGTACTACGAGAAGGTCATCCGCCCCGCGCAAGAGGAAACCCTTGCACAGCAGAGGGAAGAGCACAAGTCCAACACCGAGTGGCTTCAGCGGCTGGACACGGATTTAGCGGTTTTGAAGAAGGAATCCGCGCGGGTGCAGGCGTATGTGGAGGCATGGATTAAGAAGACGGATGCGGCCATTGACTCCATTTCGCGCACGCTGAGCGAGTGGAAGGGCAGCATAAGGACAACGCTCTGGATTATCGTGTCTATCCTGATACCGATGTTTCTGATGGTTTCCGGCCTGTTCGCCGACCTCATCAAGTGGGGCATTGAGCAAAACTGGAAATACTAGGAGAATAACTTAGGAGAAGAACTTATGTGGAATCAAATCAAGCTTTGGATTCAGTCTAAAGGCGGATGGGCACATGCTCTTGCCGCAGTGTGGGCCTTCCTGGTGCTGGCCTACGCTTCGGTTGCTCCCTTCCAGCAGCTGGTGCTTTCGATTTATGGAGCCATGCCGCATTGGCTGCATGAGCTTTCCGCCGCTTTGGTTGGACTCGTCATCTTTTACCTGAACACCAACAAGTCCAGTGCTTCGGCCGAAGATACGCCGCCACACCACCGCGGCAGCTAAAGAGGCACTATGCTTTTCTTTGAGATTGTTCTTGCTGTTTTTATGGCTTTGGTCATTCTGAGTTTTCTGTACAAACCGAGGGTTTGTGCATTGTGCAACGGAAAAGGAAAATCGTCAGATGGTATCCGCTGCTGTCTATGCAGCGGGAAAGGAAAATTGTGATGAAAGCTTATCTGCAAACGGCAGGGCTGGCCCTTTTGGCAGCCTGCATGATTATCGTACCCACTGGATGCACCTCCGCATCCATCGAGAAGGCCGTCTCCGAGATTGATGCGTACCTGCCAACGGCCATTCAGTTGGCGCAGATTGTTATCTCCGCGGTCGGCGTGGCACAGTCGAACGGATTGTCGCCGGATGCGCAGAACACAGCCAACACGGTGATTGCCGACCTGAAGGAGCTTCAGACCCTGTGCGATAGCTACCTTTCGCAGCCCCAGGGGGGAACATGGCAGAACATCCAGAATGTGCTGGAAACCATCCTTTCGGCCAATCAGCAGCAGCTTGAAGCCGCCGCCGGCATCAAGTCGCATGATGCCAAGAATGCCTATGTGGCCGCGATTACCTCGCTGAGCGCAGCGCTGGCCGTGATTGATGGATACATCAACACCACCAAAACATCGGCGCAGCTGAAGACCAAGGCGCAGGCCCGGCAGGCAAAGCTGAGTGCTTACGTCCAAGTTTGGACGCCGCAGGACAAGGCCCGCATTTCGGCTGCTCTGGGTGTTCCTTACCCGGTGCTCGAGAAAGAGGCGCTGGCCTATGGGCTATAAGTACGCTGCTCTGCGCGACAAGCCGGACAATCGGGACAAGGTTGTCCGGCTGCCCAATTCCGTCATCCTTCCTTCCCGCGTAGATTTGTCCGAGTGGGAGCCTCCGGTGACCGACCAGGGACAGGAAGGCAGCTGCACGGCTCATGCTGGCGTGCGGATGCTCTCATGGCTCTACAAGAAAATCTACGGCGAGAGCTACATCTTTTCCCCGCAGTTTCTCTACCGCGCTGAGCGCATCTGCGAAGGGGATGTAAACGAGGACGGCGGAGCACAGAGCCGTACCCTGATGGCCGTGCTCAACGAAGTAGGCTGCTGTCTGGAATCCACTTTCCCCTATTCCGATGACGGATGGAAGCAGCCTACCACAGAGGCCATGCTGGCCGAAGCGCACAAGTACAAAATTGGTGCCTACCACCGCGTGCCAGCACTGGACGTGCTCAAGTCCGTGCTTGCCTCACAATATCCCGTGGTCATGGGCATTGAGGTGTATGCTTCCTTCGAGTCTGATGCAGTAGCGGCGACCGGGAATGTACCTGTGCCGGATACTGGAAAGGAGCAGTTCCTGGGCGGCCATGAGGTGTTCTGCCATGGGTACGACGATTCCGCCCAAGTGCTGCTAATGACCAACAGCTGGGGCACAGGATGGGGCGAACAAGGGCACTTTGCTCTGCCTTATGACTATTGGCCATATGTGATGGACGTCTGGATTGGACATATGGGAGCGCCGTGGCACTGAAGGCGATGTTGCAGGCCATCCTGCTGCTCGTGGCACTGATGGGAGCGATAGCGGCCGCTGGTGCGCTTTTCGTTCTGACACTGAAGCTTGCTGAGCTTCTCCGCCTCTAGGAGCACTATGCTATCGCCGGCACAAGTCGCGTTTGCGCAAAACGTTGTTGCGCAGGCTAAGCTTTCCTCGCACCCTTTCCCGGGATATGCAGCCGCAGAGGCCTGCCTTGAAAGCGCATGGGGCCAGTCTGAACTCTGCATCCAGGCCAACAATATCTTTGGCCTGAAGGTGCCAACAGCATGGAGCGGCCCCACCTTGACCCTGCCTACCCATGAAATTGAGAATGGGCAGGTGAAGGAAGTCGAGGCTGTTTGGCCGGTATTTGACTCCTACCTGGATGCGTTTCAGGAGCGCCTAAGGGTGCTGCAGCACCCGATGTATGCGCAGGCTTTGGCCGCGAATACCGGAGAAATGTTTGTGCGCGACGTTTCTGGGGTGTTTGAGCCTGCCTCGGCTCCCGGAAACAACACCTTTCGCTTCAGCGATGGTCTCTACCGCTGGGTAGCTTCCCGATGGTCTACCGACCCTGCGCGGGCCAGCAAGGTTCTGGCCATCTACAACGCGCATCCTCAAATTTTTGCACAATGCCAGGATTAGCAAGTTCCTGCAACATCGGCATATCTTGACATCCTCCCCGCCCTGAAGGGCGGGGCTTGTCGCGCACCGGGTCAACGGAAAACCACTTGTTCGCCTCTCCCTTCAGCCTTCCGCAGATGTAGCAGAAATACGCCATGCTCTTCGATGGATGGGTGTTTCGATTCTCAGGTGCCATCGTATCCCTCGTCAGATTGGAATGTCGTATTTGTCTAAAAAATCGCAGTTGTCCAGGAACGATTTGCTGGGGTCATAGGCGTCCTCCTCTTCGGAATCTGCGGACGCTTGCGGCTTCATTTCGGCGGCCACATCCCAGACGGTAGGCGGAAGATTGTGCTGGGCAAGAAATGCTTCTATTTCCTGATGCAGGGAAAGTGCGGCCTGCTCCATCTCGGCAATCATGGCCGCGTCGCGTTCGATGCGCGTAAGGAACGGCGGCATCCCGGGATACCATCCGTAGAAATCGGCCCACTGCCGCTCGCAGCATACCATCTCCCACTGGCACTGCCGCTGGTACTCAATCGGAACTACACGCGTTTCCAGCCATTCCACCAGCGTTTCTGGTTTGGGGGACTTGATTTCAAGCACGCCTTCGGTGCCCACCAGGCCATCGGGCGTAGCTCCGGTGAAGTCGTAGTGCGGATGCAGCACAAAGCCACAACGCACCACCATCTCTCCGGTTGCTAATTCGTACATGGAGCGGGCCTCGTCTTCCCTTTCTGCACCCTCTTCCATCCAGCGCGTAACATAATGGTCGGCGGCGCGGCCAAGGATACGCTCGGCTATCAGTTCCCGTCGATAGCGCAGGCGCCTCCCTCCCGGCTCCCCTGCACTGCCATTTTTGCTCGCCCGCGTAAGGAAGTTCATCACATCGTCCATGCGCGAGCCTGTGATTCTGCCAATGCGGTTCTTCAGCCAACGGTCTGACTGCGGGCCCCCTGCAAGTTCTCTCATGCGCGTCCTCCGGTAAGTTTGCGATACATCTCGTTTTTGGCAGCATCCAGGGCTTTGCGGGCCGTGGCATCCCGGGCCGCTGCCTTTTGCGCCTCCATGTAGCGCGCCTTTAGCTCTGCCACGCTCGAAGCGGTGCGAATGCTATCCAGCCATTCCTGCAGGATTTCCTCAGAAAGAAGGTCTTCCGGCTTTGTTCTGGCTCCGTTGCCGTCGTCATCGTGCGTTCCATCATCCAGGCCCACGGCGGCAAAGAGGGTATAGCGTTCCAGGTACTTGATGCTGGACCCAAGCGCCTGTATAGCATTCTTGTTGCCGGAGGTATCGGCGGAAGCCTCGATGACGGGAGGGTCTGGGTCCGAGTATCCCATCTCGTGCGTGAGGATGCAGGATACGGAAACCTTGCCGTCGGCAACTTTGGTCTTCCACTGGTGGCTGATGCCGACGGCCGCCAGCGCCGGAATAATCTGCTCGCAGGCATCATGAAGCGTCGCGTACCGTGCGTTGTTATGGCCAACGCCTCGCTTCTGGATGCGCGGAGGATTATCTTTGAATCGCTTCAGAGCCGCGTAGTAGGCCGCTTTGGCCTGATTCTCGTGGTAGCGTTCGGCAAAATCCATCAGCGCGTTCAGCTGCTCGACGCTCACTCCCTTTTCCAGAGCCTGCTGCACCAAAGACACTGGATTTTGCTCCATGACTGCCAATGCGTTTTCCATGACTGCACCTGCCTTTTATAATAAGGATAATCGCGCAAATGTGATGGAGTCAAGAGATATCCAAATCATGTATTTACCCCCAAAACTCCTGAATAATCAGATAAATCCACCAAAGAAGTTCCCGTTTGCCTCGGCCTCTCATCGATTTTCCCCCTTTCGTACTCTGTGTCTGGGCTTTGTGGCCGCAATTTCGGCGTCGGTGATTCCGCAAGCCATCAGCTTGCGCGACATCGTGTTGCGGTGAAACCCCAGACTCTCGGCGGCGCGCCCCTGGTTCCCCCCCGGCCGCCCTGAGCGCTTCGAGCAAGAGCTCCCGCTCCCATTCCAAAAAAAGTTCCTTATAGGTCTTCATCTCTGCCGTCCTGATGATCGAAAGTTGCCTCGTCTTTGCGCATGAACATCCCGCATATGCAGCACAGGTTCTGAAGGCTATTCGAAAGAGCAAATCGCCGAGTATGGCGAATACCTGAAATTAATGGCTTATGCGGCGGAGAGAATCCGAAAGCAAGCGGAGGCCGCTTGAGCAGTGTTCCAGCCTTCCCAAAGCTTTCTCCTTTTGCATCAAGGCATACTGCTGAAGGTTGTAGACTGCGATACTTCCGCAGGCCGTGCAGGCCACCGCCGAACTTTGGTTACGGGTCCCAGTCCGGGCAGGATACAAATCCCTTTTCCGGCCACCTAAATCCGCCGTAAGAGGTTAGGTCTTTGTTCACAGTACGCAGTACGAGTACTTTCTTCATCACTTCCTCCTTTCAAAAAATCCTTTCCGCAATCCTATCCCTCCTGCCATGAGCCGTTTGCGGATATCCCGCTGTGCTGGCGGGCAAAGCGTGTTCATCCACCCGAGCAGCGACTGAAATTCCGCTACGGTCAGGCTGCCCTTCATCCGGTTGCACTCAGCGCAGATGGCCTGAAGGTTCAGCAGGCCCAGGTCACCGCCGCGGCTTACGGGCAGGCAGTGGTCCAGGCTCATGCTGAACACATCGATGGGAGCGCCGCAGTACGGGCACGGATTGGCCTGATAGCCAATCTCCTCCATCACCCACTGCCGAAACTCGTGTTTCGTGAAGGGCAACTCCCGCCCAGGAACGCGTACCATGCCAGCGCGCTTGCCGCTCTTCCAGTATTTGGCCCGGAAGCGGTTCCGCATGGCGCTGTAGAGGGCCGCAGTGCGTTGGTTGAATTGCGCTTGCGTAATCATGCGCCACCTGCCGCCCTGGTTTTGCCGTCGCTCGACGCCGCTTCAAAGGCCCGGGCCGCCTGCCTGCGCCATTCCCGCTTGCACGGGCATTCGGCCACATACCGCGGGCCGCCCTGATGCCAGTCGTAGGGGCTGCCATCGGCGTACACAAACACCATGCCCTCATCGCACTTCCCGCATGGCACATACGGGTGGTCCCGCAGAAACTGTTGTCGCTCTTTGGTTTGCATATCGTTCAGCACCTCAGCAAGTTCGGAGGGGTGGGGGAAGAATCTGCGGGTGACCAGAAGCTCCTGCATCGCTTCCTTGACCCGCACCAGGCCGTGGCGTACCGCCAGAATCTCGAACCCGCGCAAATACATCTCCGCCGCTTCCCCCAGTTCCTGGTGGGGGTAGGCCGCCATCATCTGCGCGAACAGCGTCGCCAGCATCGAGTATTCCGCGTCGCTCAAGCGCTCTTCGGACGGCCTGCTGGTTAGCGCGGACGCGCGCGTTGGCGCTGTTGTGATTGCGGATTTCTGCATCGGGCACACTCCTCCCCTTGTCCTGCTCTTTGGCGAGCCAGTGGTGAATGAATTTCAAAATGCCGCGTTTGGTTTTGCGCCGCGAGGGATGGGCCAGAATCCAGCCCTTCATGGTGCGGCACGCCTGCATCACGTCCACGGCCGGATACAGCTTCGACCATTCCGCGATTTGCGCTTTCGAGATGGGAAATGCACTGCCATCGTTGAGTGGCAAGGAACCGGCAACTTCATCGGGCGAGAGCGTCTCGGAGCCAGCAGACTTGGCTGGACGGCGCTTCGTTTCCTTGTCCGCCTCGGAGCGAACTGGTTTCGGCTCCGAGGAAGAAGACGAACGAAGTGAGTCTTCTTGAAGTATTTCTGAAAATGAAAATGAAATACCGTGTGACATCGGCGTTACTGAGCCGTTACATGTGGCGTTACGTAACGCTTTTTGTGGGATTTCATCGTTCTTCCGGAAACGCTGTTGCCGTTCGGCATTGGCTTTCCGTTTTTGAGCATCGCGGACCATGCGGCGCAGATAGAGGATGCCTTCCGGTGTGCGGCTCAACTTGCCTACGCTGTCTAGCTCAGTAAGGAGGGTCTCGAATTGCTCAGGCGTGCAGGCGCAGCGTCGTGCGAGTGCATCGTGAGGAATAGGCGAGCCGTCGCTGTTTACGAGGTAGCCGTAGCGTGTTGAACTGTGTCCGATGAACATCAAGCGTAGCATAAGTCCTTGTGCTGCAATCGAGCACCCGGCGATTTCATCCTGCAGCCAATCACCGGGGTACAACAGGAGCGCTGGTAATTTCCTGGCCAAGTCCGATTCCTCGTTTTTTGCTCTGCTCTAAGACCAATGGCTGGCGTGGACGTGTTCTCCATTGACATCCTCCCCCGCCTGAAGGCGGGGGATTCCAGCAGCGCCAACCATGCTACGCATGTTGAACGCCCTGTCGGTTCGCACTTCTCGGACAGTTGGCTTTCCGCTCCGTAGAGCGGACGGCTCTTACACCGTCTCCATGCGCTGTCACGGCATGCCCTGCCGCCAAAATGTTCACCGCTGCATTCGCGTCGCGGTCGTGGATTGTGCCGCATTCCGGGCACGACCATTCCCGCACGCTCAGCGGCAGTTTCTCAACGAGGTATCCGCAGTCGGAACAGGTCTTCGAGGATGGGAACCAGCGGTCGATCTTGACCACGGTTTTCCCGTATCGCTCGGCCTTTTCTTCGATCATGCGGATGGCCGCCCCGATGGATGCGTCGTGCAACGAGCGGGCAAGGCTGTGGTTCTTGGCCATGCCGCGCAGGTTGAGGTCTTCGACGCAGATCACATCGAAACGGGTTACAAGATCTGTGCTCAGCTTGTGCAGCGTGTCGAGGCGACTGTTGGCAATCTTCTCGTAGATGCGGGCAACTTGACGCTTGACTTTCTCGCGCCTCTTGCTGCCCTTCTTCGCCCTGGCAAGGCGCTTCTGATAGAACGCCAGCCGACGTTTCCACTTGGCCCCATACTTCGGGTTGCTGATGCGCTCGCCGTTGCTCAATGTGGCAAGCCGCGCAACACCAAAGTCGATACCAACCGCTTCGCCCGTTTTGGGCAGCGGCGCAGGCTGAGTTTCCACCACCAGCGACACGAAGTATTTCCCGCTCGCGGTGCGGATCAGGCGCACAGAAGATGGATGTGGGATGCGCTTCCGCGACCACTTCACCTTGATGGCACCGATCTTGGCCAGCTTGAGAACACGCCGCTCAGGGTCGAACGAGAATCCGCGCTCGGTGTAGTTGGCCGACTGGCGTGCATCCTTTCGCTTGAATGCCGGATAGGCGGCTCGCTTGGCAAAGAAGTTGGAAAACGCGGTCTGCAAGTCACGCAGCGACTGCTGCAAGCAAACACTGGACACTTCATTCAACCAGACGTGCTCAGGCGTTGCCTTCAGCGCCGTAAGCGCCTTGTCGGTTTCCGGGTAACTCATACGCTTACCGGCGCGGAACGCATCTGTGCGAGCACGAAGTGCCCAGTTCCAGACGAACCGCACGCAGCCAAACGTCCGGCTCAGGTGTTCTTCCTGTTCCGGTGTCGGGTAGCAGCGGAAGGTCCATCTGGATTTCATGGTTCACATTCTAGCTGTGCTGTATGCGAAGCGCAATAACATGGCACGCTTCGCGTGCCGCGCTATCCCTCCCCGGCATGAATGCCGGGGCCTCTCGCGCAGATCGGTAAGGGCACGGACGGCAGCTTTCGCGGATGAGTTCCCGTAGCAGACGTTCGGATTCGTCCTGAGGATAATCCTTCGAAGGGTGGTGCATCTGTTTTTTCCCCTTAATCCCGAGCGTTGGATTCCTGGACGGGAACCAGTTGATAGAGCGACCAATCGAGGCAGGATTCAAAGCGTTTGACTTCGAGCGCCTTGCGGCCCAAGTCAAGGCTAGGGTAGACGTAGGAGTGAACTCCAGTCTCTTCACTCGTTTTATAAACAAGCACGTAAAGGCTCATTGCTTTCCTCCCGACTCCTACTACACTACATTTCTTTTTCGGTGTCAATAGGCAACCAGAATATTTTTCTTAAATCCGCGTTGACACCATGTATTCCGGTATTTTACTCTAGAGGGAGAGAGGAGACCTAAAGGATGCAGGAGCAGGAAACGATTCATAATAACGGGCAGGAAACGCAACCGAGGCGGCGCGGACGGCCAGCGGACCCTTCCAAGCGCACCCCTGACGGCCGCTATAAGTCGGCGATGGAATGGCGGCGCAGGCACACGCGGATGTCCTTTACGATAACCAAGGACGACCGCAAGGTGGTGCGGCAACTGATGCGGCACACCGGCATCTCTTCGATTGCCGCTGTCATCCGCTGGTCCATCCGTCAAAGCCTGCGGCAAACCACAGCACAATAAAAAGGCCCTTCAGGGCGGGGCGGTCGCCCAAGGCAAAGAGATGCGCGTGAAGGAGCCCGTGGCCCCCTTCGTGGGCGAGCGTAGTGCGCAATCGCCTCTCGGCAGTCGCCGTGCCTTCTTCGTCGAGCGCCTGGGAAATTAC